AGAAGATGATAGCGCAAAACATAGCGATAAAATAAAAGCAGTTGAAGTAATTAATAAAATGCTACCTGATTTTAATGCTACTGTTAAGACTGATAACACCAACAAAAACACCACTACTATAATAGAATTAGGTTCAGGTGTTAAACCACATGAAGATGATTAATGAAACTACTACCAAAACAAGAAAACGCTGTATATTATTTAAAAGATAATAGCACTACTGAAATTATTTACGGTGGTGCAGCTGGTGGTGGAAAAAGTGCTTTAGGTTGTTTATGGCTTATAGAAATGAGTTTAAAAAACGCTGGTTCTAGGTGGTTAATGGGTCGTTCTAAATTAAAGACACTAAAAGAAACTACATTAAATAGCTTCTTTGATCTTACTAATGAACTAGGCATATCAGACCAATACACTTTTAACGCTCAATCAAATACTATCTTTTGGAAAAATGGTAGCGAAATAATATTAAAAGATTTATTTCTTTATCCAAGTGATCCGCATTTTGATAGTTTAGGTTCATTAGAAATTACAGGCGCTTTTATAGATGAGTGTAATCAGTTAGTTTACAAAGCATGGCAAGTAGTTAAATCACGTATTAGATATAAATTAACTGAATTTGATTTGATGCCTAAAATGTTAGGTAGCTGTAACCCTGCTAAAAATTGGACGTATAAAAAATTCTATAAACCATCAAAATCTAATGAACTACCAAGACAAAGAAAATTCGTACAGGCACTACCAACAGATAACCCTCATCTCCCTAAATCTTATCTTGATAGTCTACTTGAATTAGATAAAGCCAGTAAACAACGTCTTTATTTTGGTAATTGGGAATATGACAACGACCCAGCTACAATAATAAACTATGATTCTATTACAGCGTATTGGAATGGTAACCACATTAAACCTGAAGGAGAACATTTTTTGTCTATTGATGTAGCCCGAAAAGGTAAAGATAAAACTGTATTTAGGGTATGGCATGGTTGGGTAGTTGTGGCTCGTTATGTAATGGGTAAAAGTTTAGTAAATGAAGTAGTTGAAAAAGCTATTGAATTACAACGTGAATATAAAATATCTAATAATAATACTATAGCTGATGAAGATGGCGTTGGTGGTGGTGTAGTAGATTATTTAAACTGTATAGGGTTTGTAAATAATAGCCGTGCATTAATGGGTGAAAATTACGATAACTTAAAAAGTCAATGTAGTATATTAATGGCTAAGAAAATCGACCGTAGAGAAGTTGTAGAGTATTGTTCTGATTGTGATGTACAAGATGTAACCAGTGAAGAAATGGAGCAAGTTAAAATCAAAGACATAGACAAGGATGGAAAGCTAGGAGTAATACCAAAAGACAAAGTGAAAGAATTAATAGGACGTTCACCTGATGAATGGGATTCTATAATGATGAGATATTATTTTGAATTAAAACAAGATTTTTTTATTGTTTAGGTTGTTTATTAAATATATATGTTTATATTTGTATCAAACAAAAACAAAACATTATGAAAACTTTAATAAACTACACAAACGAAAGATTAAATAAATGGTATTCTAACGCAAAATTAGATTATAATTTAATTGGTAGTGGTGTTTCAAAAATAGAAAATGATAAATTTATAATAGAATATATTGAAAACGGTATTTCTAAAGTTTGGTCAATGTATTTTGAATTAGAATATTCTAAAAATAATATAAGTTATTTTTTTGATGTTTGGATGGATGAAGCAAAATAAAATAATGACTGATAAAGAATATAAACAATATAAAATTAGTTTAGTTGTATCAATAATTAGTTTATTGGTTACAGCTATTCTAATAACATTAGGTTAAGGGTTGCCTAGTAATAACCCACTGCCGATAATAGGAATTAGGATAGCTTTTAATTTACATAGGTTTGTACGGTGGGTTATATTAAAAATAAAAATAAATAAATATGAAACTATACACAATAAAAGTATTAGATGATAAGCAAGTAAAAAGTTTATCTACCTTTGATTCATCTAAAACAAAAGCATACATAAAATTTAATAGAATAATAAATAAATATAATATGAAAAAGATAGTAACTTTTTTAGCAGTGATAGCATTAACCAGCTGTACAAAAACTTGGGTTTGCACAATAGAAACAACTTCAGAACTAGGTACATCTAATTATGATTATGAATTTACTGGATCCAAGGACGAAATGAAAGACTTTGAAGAACAAGGTAACAAAGATTACCCTAGTTTAAATATGAGTCAAACAACTAATTGTAATTAATTTTTAAATTTAGTCGATTATTTAAAAAAGTTTATTATATTTGTCACGTATAGCGATGTAACAATTGATGACAAAATGTAATATTTTCCATAAATTCATTGAACCTACTGTTAATTCAGTGGGTTTTTTGGGTTATAATAATAATTATTAATGGGTATAATAAAAGATTTATTTTTTCCTTCCGTTAATAAGCAACACATTAGCTTACAAACTCCTAATTTAAGCGGTTTATTAACTGGTTTTGATGATGGTAATGTAAATCATTCAGCACAAAACGAGCAAAAACTAATTGATACAGGTTACGGTCAAAACGTTACTGTATATTCAATTATAAATAAAATTACCACTACAGGAGCTGACATACCTTTAATCGTTTGGGATAAGCGAAAAGATGAAGAAGTAGAAAGTGGTAAAGTATTTGATATTTTAAAACAACCTGCTATTTATCGTGGTGAGTTTTTAAATACTAAAGAATGGATTGAAGCCTGTTTTATTTATTTGTTATCTAGTGGTAATTTATACCAAAGAAAAACAAATTTAGTTGATCAGGGTAATTTTGATGCACTAGAAATTATACCTAGTGGAATTATACAACCATTAGAGCCTACAAGTTATTTAACTATGACTAGTGGATATAAATTAACAGATAAACAAAAGCAATATAGAATAGATGCTGACATAATAAGCCATTTAAAGTACATTAATCCTACTACAATAGGCTTAGATTCTTTAGAAGGTTTAGCACCATTACAAGCTGGTTTATATTCTCTAACTGGATCTACAGATATTCAAAAGGCTTTAAGCGTATTAGTAAAAAACCAAGGTGTTAGAGGTATTTTAACTAATGAATCTAATCGTAATGGTGGTGGGGTTAAATTAGGTCGTGAAGAAGCAAAAGCTGTTAAAGATAAAATTGCTTCAATGATACGTGGTATTGATAAAGTTAATCAAGTAGCCGTTACTGGCGCAAGTTTGAAATATCAAGCTATGGGAATGACTGCTAATGATTTACAATTGATGCAATCAGGCGTTTTAACTGATAGACAATTATGCAATTTATTTAATATTGATAGTAAGTTATTTAACGATCCTTCATCTAGTACGTTTAATAATTTAAATGAAGCTACTAAAGGAATGTATAACAACGCTATACTACCAAACCTTAATAAAATAGTAGGTAAGTTAAATCAAGATATTGTTAAGCCTTTAAATATTAGATATAGAACTAATGAAGAAGTAAGGATTGACACTACACAAATTGAAGCTTTACAAGCTGATCAAAAACAACAAGCTGAAAAGAACAAAATTAATGTAGAGGGTTTTAGTGATGTTTTAAATATGCCAATATCTAACGATTCTAAAAAAGAGGTTTTAAAATACCACTACAGCATTACAGATGAATTAGCTGATAAAATTGTAACAGATGGAACAAACGAAAGCGAATAAAATACAAGACTTACTTAGAAAAAAAGGATTAAGCGAAAAGGCTACTAAATCTATAAAAGAGAAGTTAAAAGCCTTAAAAGAAAATAAAACCATTGAAAAATGATTTGTAAAGAACTAAATACAACATACGAAACAAAAGCTGAATTGTTCAAGGCTTTAAAAGATAATGCGCCTGATATTATTTCTTTAAAACGTAGCACGATACAAAAGAGCTTTGAAAAGGGTTTAGGTGTTAATGCTAAATCAATAGATGTTACCAAGTTGGGAACAACTACAAAAGGTATTTTAACTGATTCAAATTATTATTACATAGCAGTTAACACTACTAAAATATTAGATAGTCATTCTGATTTACACGTAGATGGTATTTGGAATAAAACAGTTAACGAGCAACAAGGAAAAAACTATTTAGTTACTGATCATAAAATGGAATTAGCTAATGTAGTAGCTAAAAAAGAAAACATTGAAATGTTATTAGCTGAGATTCCTTTTAGTTCAATAGGTAAAGATTACGCTGGTAATACACAAGCATTAATTTATAAAGTAGCTAAAGATGATATTATTAACCCACTAGCAAAAGAATGGCTAGAATCAGGTAGTGATATTGAGGCTAGTGTACGTATGCAATACGTTAATATCAAATTAGCATTAAATTCTGATAGTAAAGAAGATGCAACTGAAAAAACTAATTTTGATAACCATATTAACACAATAGCTAATAAAGCTGATTTTGAAGAATTAGATTACTTTTGGATTGTTTCAGAAGCTAAAAATATAGGTGAATCTAGTTTAGTATTAAGGGGTTCTAATGGAGCAACTGGATTACTAGATAATAAAAATATTGAGCCGTCACCAGCTGACACTCATAAATTAGAGCCGTCCGATAAAGACACTCAAACCGATACTGAAGGCACTAAGTCTAAAGGTCATAAATTAAATAAATTCATATAAAATGAAAACATTAAATGATTTCCTTGTAGAAAAAGGAATTGAAATGTCAGCTTTTGAAAAAATGGAAGGTGACGCACAAGCAAAATTATACGTAAAGTATAATGAAGAATTAAAAAAAGCTTACAATGATTTAGCAGATAAATCAGCTACTAAAGAAGAATTAAAATCTTTAGCACATGCAATTGAAAAAGCTAGAGAAGAACAAGTAGAGCACTTAAATGCTACACTTAAAACAATGGGATTAGCAATTAAAAATGCTAAAGACGTTTCTAAAGATGATGTATCTTTAACTTCAAAAGAATCTTTAACTAAAGGATTAGAAGCAAAAGCTGAGGAATTAAAAGCTATGTCTGAAACTGGTCAAGGTAAAGTTACTATGAAAGTAGTAGGTGATATGACTATCATAGGTAACGTTTCAGGTGGTAATGTACCAGTAGAACAAAGAGAAGCAGGTGTTAATAACATTGCTAGAAGAAGAACGTTTATTAGAGATTTAATTTCTAACGGTGTTGCAACTTCTAATCTTATTTCATGGGTTGAGCAAACAGGAGTTGAAGGAGCACCTGCTGGAACTGTAGAGGGTACTTTGAAAAATCAAATTGATTTTGATTTAGTAGTAGTTTCTTCAGCTGTTAAGAAAAGAACGGCATTTATCAAAGTATCTACAGAAATGTTAGGTGATATTGATTTTATGCGTTCGGAAATTAACAACGAATTGACACAAAGATTATCTTTAGATATTGACGATCAAATCTTAAACGGTGATAATGTAGGGCAAAACTTAAACGGTATTATACCACAATCAACTGCTTGGGCGGCTGGAGCATTTGCTACTAGTGTAGTAGATCCTAATATTGCAGATGTATTAACAGTAGCAGATAATCAAATTGAAGTAGCTAACCACATGACTAGTGTTTATGTTGTTCATCCTACTGATATGACTGCTTTAAGATTAGCTAAAGCGACAGATGCACAATATGTAGATAGATTACAAGATGTAGCTGGTCAAATGTCTTTAGATGGTATTCCAGTAGTAAAAAATACAGGAATTGCACAAGATACATTTTTAGCTATGGATGGTTCAAAAGCTTCAGTTTTTTCAAGAGGTGAAATGACTATTCAAGTTGGTTTAGATTCAGATGATTTTACTAAGAACATGAGAACTGTTTTAGTTGAATGGAGAGGATTAAACAGAATTAAAGGGAATGATACAGATGCTTTTGTAACTGGTACTGTTTCAACTTCAATTACTGCTTTACTTAAACCATAAGTAATAATATAATTACACTAAAGCCTGACATTAACGTGTCGGGCATTTGGTGGTAAAAGACTTTAAATTATGAAAATTAAGATATTAAAAGATCATGTTAGTGGATTAAAGGCAGGAGAAATGAAATCACCTACTGATGCAATAGCAAAGAAATTAATTGCAAACGGATTAGCAGAAGAAGTAAAAGCGACAAGAAAACCAAAAGAAAAGAAATAAAATGTTTTTAACGCCTACAGATTTTACAGGATTTTACGCTATTAGTAATGGTGGTGCAAATCAAAACGACAAGATAGAAGCTTATATTGAAGAATATGAATCTGATTTTTTGCGTGATTTGTTAGGGGTTGAGTTATACAATTTATTTGTAGCTGATTTAGATCCAATTACGGGGTTACCAGTTACGGCTAGATTCTTAGATATTTACAACGCTATTTATTTAGATGATAATAACTGTATAAGAGAATCAAAAGGAATTAAAGAAATGTTAAAAGGCTTTTGTTATTTTAATATAGTACGTGATTCTGATTTTCATAACACAATTAGCGGTAATGTAAAGAATGAGTTTAGCAATGCAACTAGCGTTACTACTATACAAATGGGGTTAAATGAGCGTTATAACGTAGCTTTAGGGTATTATAATACTATTCAATGGTATATTTGCGAAAATTCGTCTGATTACCCTGAATACAACGGACAACATAAAGAAGTTGAAGTATGGCTATAAAGGAACAAATAACGGTACGAGTTAGTTCAACTGATGTTGTTACTTATCCAGCTGATGCAGATTTTACCACAGATGCTATAGAATGGACAGATTTTAGAGGTTATACGCTAAATATTTGGTTTCCTACTTTGAATGGTGGTAATCCTAAACCTACTATAGAATTTCAAGCTTCTAATACTACAGATTTAGCTAGTTTTACAACTTATGAAAATATAAATAACTTTTCATTGCCTGAATTATTTGAGGATGAATATTTTACGCCTAAATATATTAGGTTTGTCTATACTTCTACTAATGTTGGTGGTGGTTCTACTGTTACTTTTAACTTAAATAGAAATATACTATGAGTATAAACGTAAAAGATAAAATAAAAAACGGTTTTGCAGATTATAATGACTCTTCTACTAGTACTACTCCCGTTACTTTATTAGCTAATACTTGGACTGATATACCTAATGATGGTTTAGGTGCTTTTACTAATTTAAAAAGTTTACCATTCGGGATTAATCAACTAATGGATAATAGTACTGGTTATATTGATCCTACACAATTATTTATAGGTGATACTATATTTGTTAGAAATGATTATACAATAACACCTAGTGTAAATAATAGCCTTTTAAAGTTTAGGTATGAATTAGGTACGGGAGCTGGTATTTACCAACTTGAAACTATAAAAGGGCGTTTAGATAGTGGTTCAGGCGTTGGTTATAGATTAGCCTTAAAACCTGATTTAATTTATATGGGTGATAGTAACACAAAAGATAATTACATTAAAATACAAGTTAACTTAGAAAATGACGGTACTTTAGAAAATGCTGGTACAGTAATACAAGTTGTAAAAGGGGGTGTATGATAGTAATTTACAGAGATAATAACGCTAATGCTATATTTGTTGAAGATAATAACGGGGCGCAATTTTTAAATAATTTACAAGCCGTACAAGATAACCCAACTGATAGTACACTTTCAGTAGTTGATATTGCTAGGGATATAGAAATACTTTCAGATATTGAG